CCGTCGCAGGAAATGCGGCGCGAACCGCACCGCAGGGTGGTCAAGAGCGCCGTTAACAGGGCGATCCATGCGATACGGATATGACCGGCGGATCGGCGCTGCGCCCCATCTGGGAGGCGGTCTTCGCCCTGCTATCGGCGGATTCGACGCTCATGGCGATGGTCGCAGGGATATTCGACGCGGCGCCGGAAGGGACGGCCTATCCGTTCGTCCAGATCGGCGAAGCATTCGAGGTCCGGCAGGACACGTTCCAGCGGGAGGGAAAGGTCTGCATCCTCGACATCAACATCTGGTCGCTCGATTCCGGCGGCGGCGCCGGCGCGACCTACGCCGGTTACCGGCAGGCGCTCTCGATCGGCGAGCGGATCGCGTTCTTGCTCGACGACGCGGCGCTGGCCGTGTCGGGCTACGACATCCACGATGTGACTCATTCCGAAACTCGGCTCTTCCGCGAAGCCCAGCCGGATGGACGCATCCTGCGTCGCGTTCTGCAGGAATACCGCGTCTGGGCGATCCGGCAATGAGGGCGCCATGAGTTTCGCTTCGGGAAAAGGCGGAGATCTCTACGTCGGCGGATTTGCGATCCATGATCTTCTGCGGCAATTTTCATATACAAATTCGGCCGACGTTCACGATGTCACGACGTTCAAGAGCGACTCGCGCAAATTCATCGGCGGCCTGCGCAACGGGGTATTGAGCGCCGAAGGGATTGTGGACTCGGGCAATGAAGGGCAAGTCCGCGCGTTGCTAAGCGCGACCGGAAAAGTCTGGACGGCGTTCCCCGCGCCATCGGCGCCGGGCGACAGGGGGGCTGGACTGCTTGCGACCGCGATCGAATACAGCCTCTCGACGCCGGTGGACGACATCGTCGGATTTTCGCTGTCGGTCCAGTCTGATGTCGGCATCGAACCGATCGCGTTGATTTATTACGCGCTGGAAACGGCTTCGGGACAAAGCGGGATCGTGGATCAGGGGATGGCGACGGCGCAGGGGGGGAGCGGATATTTGCAGGTTCCGCTTCTGGCCGGAACGTCGCCGACGCTCGATGTCGAGATCCGGCAGAGCAACGACAACTTCGCAGTGGACGATACGCTGCTGGCGGCCTTTTCACAGGTTACGGCGGGAGGAATCGGGCAACGAATCGAATTTTCTGGAACCGTGAAACGCTATGTCCGCGCCAGGTGGACGCTCGGCGGCACGTCGCCGCAGACGGCGTTTTTAGTCGGACTTCATCGCAATTAAAGGAGAAATCTATGGCATTCGCATCGGGCAAAGACGGAGTCTTCAAGATCGACGATTCGGGAGGGGTGCTGCGCAACATCAGCAACAAGGTCGTCAGCGTCAACTTTCCACAGAGCGCCGACGTTCACGACGTCACGGTCTTCGGCGACGACAGCCGGAAGTTCGTTCCGGGGCTGAAGAACGCGACGTTCAGCGTCGAAGGGGTCTTCGACGGCGCCGCGGCCAGCGTGGACGAAATCCTCCAGGGGATCGTCGGCAAGGAAGGGTCGTTCGAATACGGCCCGCAAGGGGGGACGGCCGGCCTGCCGAAGTACACCGGCGAGTGCATCGTGACCGAGTACGGCGCCTCGACCCCGGTGGACGACAAGGTCAGCTTCAGCCTGAGCGTTCAGGTCACCGGCGACGTGACCCGAAGCACTTACGCATAAGGGGGGAATCATGGCGCCCAAGATCCTCAGTGCGGCCGAGCTGCTGGTCGCAGACGATCTTCCGGAACGGATGCTCTTCGTCCCGCAATGGCAGGGTTCGGTGCGGGTGCGGGCGCTGTCGCTGGCGCAGCAGGATCACATCCGCAAAAGCTCGATGTCGGGCGGCAAGCTCGACAACGAGAAGATGCAGACGCTGATGGTCATCCACTGCATGACCGAGCCGCGCCTGACCGAAGCCGATTACGACCGGCTCCGGCAGAAGAACGCCTTTGCTCTGGATCTGGTCGCCGCCGAAATCATGGAACTTTCTGGCATCTCCTCGGACGCGCTCAGGCGGGCGCGTGCATCCTTTCTATCGGGGGCTGAAGGACCCGGCGTCGTTTCCGCAGGACGCGGAGCGGGCGTTCCGGTTTTCGCTGGCGCGGATGCTGAAAATGACGGTCGCGGAATTGACCCGGCGGCTGACGATGGAGGAATGGGCGGAGTGGGGAGCGTTCCTGGAAGCGGAGAATAGGGTGACCGCCGAACGCCGCAAACAGGCGCAGGCCGAAGCCCGGATGCGCCCGTCCCGCGGGAGACGGTAGCCGTGGCCGAACAGACCGACCGGCTGCGGACGATTCTCGAAGCCGACATCACCGCGTACGCACGCAATATGTCGCGCGCGGCTTCCGTCATGGAGGGATTCGGTACGGTCGCCAAGCTCGTCGCCGGCGCATTCGCCGGAAAGAAGCTCTTCGAGGGATTTTCCGGGATCGTCGAGGCGGCCGACGAGAGCGAAGCGGCGCAGCGCAAGCTCGCCCAGGCTCTCTCCAATACCGGCCAGCTGTCGGCGGAAACGGTCGCAGCCTTCGATGAACAAGCGGCCGCGATGCAGGCGATGACGACGTTAGATGATGACGCCGTGACCGGCCAGCAGGCGCTGGCCGTTGCGCTGGGGGCGACGGCCAGGGAGGCGCTCGATCTCGTACCCGCCGCCGCCGATCTCTCGGCGGCGGTCGGGATCGGACTGGACGAAGCGACGCGGGCGTTGACGCTGTCGCTCGACGGCAACATCGGAATGCTGGGACGCTACGTCCCTGCCGTCCGCGACATGACCGATGCGCAGCTCGCGGCGGGCGCCGCCGTGGATCTCGTCGCCCAGAGTTTCGGCGGTTTCGCCGGACAGGAAGCGCAGACGCTGACGGGCGCGATGACGCAGATGCGGAACGCCTTCGGAAACATGCTCGAAGAACTGGGGAAGACGATCACGCAAAACGAGAACGTCCGCAAGGCGGTTGAAACGGTGACGAAGGTCTTCCATATTCTTGAAAAAGGGATAACCGACAATCGCGATGAAATTGGAAAATTTGTGACTCGAACAATGTCGGGCTTAATCAAATCATTCGGCTACATGATTTCGATTCTTGGAGATGCAGTCAAAGCATGGAGCAATCTCTGGGGTACGCTGGGTCAGGCTACATTAGCGTTCGAGCGTTGGAATCTCGAGGCGGCCGAAAAGACGAAAATCCCCGAAGTGATCGCCGACCACAAAGAATATGTTCGATGGCTCGAAGAGGCGGTTAGGTCACAGGCCTTAGCTGCAAACGAAGCAGAAACATTTAGGCAAATTGCCCATCAGATGGGCGCGGAAATCGCATATCTCGGCGATCAGATGATCGACGCCGATGCAGGCACGGCGACGCTGACGAAATCGTTCACGGCGCTCAACGCGGAATCCGGAAACGTTGCCACGCAAGTCGGAGCCATTTCTACCAGTTTGGACGATCTGGCGTCCGGGCTCAGTCTCAAAGGCAAAGGATTTGCATTCAAGGTAGATTTGCTTTTCCCGGAGATGGCCGAAATTCAGAAGCAATTCGGCGGTGGCGGAAAGTTCGGCGCGGCGATGCCGGTGACGCTGGAGATGCCGGACACATCGTTCGTCTCGGAAGCGATTGCCAAGCCGATGGCCGACAGCATCATCGAGGCGATCGGTCAAGGGCTGAATGCGCTCCAGAGCGGAATCGGGAGTACGATCTCCACCGCGATCATCTTCCTGTCGGAGATATTCGAAGAAGAACTCGAAAGTCTCGCGGAGGGGATGGCGGACACCATCCAAAAGATCGCGCCGATCGTCGGCGCCGTTCTGGATATGTTGGCGAATTTCACGCCGGAATCGCTCGACAAAACGATCAAAGGGTTCATGGAGGGCTTCGTCTCGGCACTCTCCAACATCGGCCCGGCGATCGCCGTGCTGATCGACAACCTCGACGAGATCGCCATCGGGATCGTACAGGCAGTCATAGGATTGCTGGCCGGGATTGTGGCAAACATCCCGAATTTCATAGGCGCGATTCTGAATACCGCGCTGGAACTCATCACACAGATCGTTCCGCGCGTGATCGGAACTTTGCGCGATGTGTTCCGGATGGCAGGACAAGTGATGAAAATCATCTGGAGCGATCTGGCGAGCCATGTAACCGGAATTTTAACCACCCTGGGAAATGGGCTGACGTCGTTCTTCGATTCGTTTCTCGATTTCGAGGAGATTCAGCAGACGTGGGCGGGCGCAGTGGCGCGCGGGATCCGTGATTTCTTCGCCGTCACAGTCTCCGACGCGCTCTCGAAATTCGGAACGTTCATGTCCGGCGTGTTTTCGTCCGTCGTGGGTTTCTTCAAAGGAATCGTCAACTGGTTTTTCGGTCTGTTCAATAAAATCATCGATGGGCTGAATGAGATCCCCGGCGTGAATATCCCCCACATTCCGGCGTTGCACTCCGGGGGGATCGTTCCCGGTCCGGCCGGGCAGGAAGTCCCGATTATGGCGCTCGGCGGCGAACGGATCGTGCCGATGGACGAGGCGCAGGAAGGCGGCGGATGGGGCCGTGCGATCAACATCACCATCAACGAGGCGCGCAGTCCCGGAGAGACGGTAGATGCGCTCGTACAGGCGCTCAAGATGGGCGTGCGCACGAATCGAATCCATCCTATGGTGCTGGCATGATTCTCGGTTATCCAGGATACAATTCTGCCTACGGAAGATTCGTTCGCGTGGGTCTGTCGAACGTCATGGGGACATTCGTGGCCGGCGAGCGGCTGTTGTCAACGGTGGGCCCCGCTTCCGGCAGCGGCTTCATTCGTAACTTCAATGCTGCGCTTGGTTATCTCGATATTTACTCCGGCCGGGCGAAATTCGTGACGGGGATGACCGTTGCGGGCGAAGTAAGCGGTGCGGCGGCGACGGTGTCCACCGCAGAATCGTATCAGCGCGGAAGGGCGGAGATCGTTGCCGCGCAGACGACAGGACTGGCGGCGGGGTACTACGCGCACGCTTTACAGACCTACGACCTGTCCGACGCGGCGAAGTTCACCGTGAACACATCTGCAAGGATCGTGTTCGATACAACGACCGGCGCGGCGCTGCCGACGCCCAGGTTCGTCCTGCTGAGTGGATTCAGGACGACCTACGACTACCGGCTCAACAATACGCCCCTCACGACCATCGTCGTGGAACAGGCCGACGATGCGGCGTTCACGCTGAACATCGAAGCACTGGCCGCGTTGACCGACGGATCGCCGACCGATGGGCCGGGAGCGTTCGGACAATCGAATCTATACATCCCGCTGACGTACCCCGGTTCGCCGCGGCAATTCCTGCGGTTGAGACTCATTTCGTCATCGTTTGTGACCGTGGGCATCGGCAATCTGTGGATCGGCTCAGGAATAGACTCGGAGATCGATGAGGGATGGAACTTCACGGACGGATTCGAGGCGACAAACATCGACAGAGGCCGATATGCAGAGACAGAGGGCGGCGCGATCAGCCGCGTCCACCGCGCGCCGATCCGGAGATACGATGTCATGGCGCGGATCAATCGCCGGTCGTGGGACAAGTTCGCCGATGCCGTGGAGGGGCGGATGTCGCGGGACGACTTCGATGGAAGCGTCATCGACGATCCATCCCACCCCTGGGCGGTCTGTCTCGATCCCGACAACAAGACCCGGCTTGTCACCGGACGGCATATCTTTAGCGGGCTTTTCCGGCTCGACGGCAATGTCTCCGTTCGTGACACGGGCGCACGCGATTCGACGGGAGTGTTCTTCCTGCCCGACATTCCATTGAACCTCCGGGAATGGCGATGATCCGATTGGAATATTGGGTGAGCGTCGCGCTGGACGGCGCGACCCTGTACGCGACGACGGCAGAGACGGAGGGAGATCTGCTCGTCGGGGGCGTCCGGCAGCGGTTCCGCCCAACGCTGCGCGTTGGAGAGATATCGCAGGCGTTCGCGGCATTCGATTCTGCGTCGCCATCCCCTCCCGCGACGTGCCGCGTGACGCTGGTCAACCAGGATGGGTGGCTGAACGAATTTCTTGGCTTC